GCTTCATTAAGATAGCGTCTTGAACAATTATTTAAATCATAACGGAGTTGATTCTCGTCCACGATAGCGGAAGCTATCATCGTATCAATAATTCTTCCTTCAATAGTAAATCCTTCTGAACGGAGCCAACACACATCGTACATGGCATTATGAAATATCTTATCAGCAGAAGTATTTAAAACATCTTGTAGCCATTTAGAAACCATGGCTTTATCCATGTTTCCTCCACCTTCATGAGCGATGGGATAATAACCTGACCAAGTTTTAGTAGCGACTGAAATTCCTACAATCTGTCCTACTTTAACAACAGCTCCTGATCCCATACTCTTATTTAAGTTAGGATCTTTAGTTTCTAAATCGATTGCTATTTCTTTTTCTCCCTTTAAGTCTGGAAACTCTTCAGGTGGTAGCCATTCAGTCTGAGGTTTGAACAGAGGGATCTGCATTATCTTTTTAAAATCCCCCAAAAATTTTTTTTATCCAGAGGATTTTCTTCCGTATAATCTCTTTCAATAATCATTTCAATATAGTGAATAGCTTTTTTCAAATCTTCCTTTCCTCCTTTATAGGCATGCCTGCAAATATATTTAATAGCATTTCCTTCGGCGAAAAGCAACTTATTGTCATTAATAAACTTGCTGGGCTGAATGTTAAACCTGGAGTAATGGGATCCTCCAATTTGTTTTTTATAGGCACTCATAATTTAAAACTTTTATAGATATCTTTTGGTCTAATAATATGTAAATGATTCTTGGCACGTGTCGCACCTACATAAAATAATCTATTTTCATCATCAGGATTTCTGTCGTAGCCTTTTTGTGTATTTAAACTTAAATCAGTAAGAAGAACTACATTCTCTGCTTCTCCCCCCTTGACACCATGAATGGTTGATAATAAAATACGTGGCGATTTATTTAAGGCTTCTCCATTTTCTCTCATCTTTCTAATATAGTTTACACTTTTAGCTGGGGCCTGATCCATGGCTTCATACCATACACTCTTGGTCATTAAACCATGACTTTTATGACACTCTTCAATTGTATAAAATTTATCTTTATCCATATATTGTAAACTTTCTCTCATATAATGTTTAGGAGACATATAGCTCGCTATTTCTTTTATTTGTTCTGCGTCTAACTCTTTGTTTTTTCTAAAGTTTTCCCAATTCGTAATCGCATTATATAAATCAGATTCATATCCTTTTTTAAATTTATTTTTGTAATAAAATCCTTTCTTATAAAGTTCATCTTCTAAATCTTTTAACATGTATTTCGTTCGTGCAAGAACTAACCATTCTCCTTTGCTTAAATCTACATCTTGAAACTCATGATAATAAGATAACATTCCTAGATGAGTTTTAGGTTCCCATTCTTTACGTAAGCGATTTGAAATTCTTCCAACAATTCCCATGGCTACGTCATGAACTACTCTGGGTACTCGATAAGATTGAGTTAAGTTTAAAAATTTTCCTTTTTGGGTAATGAAACTATCCACATCAGCTCCAGCCCATCTAAAGATAGCCTGATCATCATCGCCTGCGATAAAAGAATCATTAGAGTTACTCATTAAGACAGCTGCCATGTTCCATTGCATGCGAGATAAATCCTGAGCTTCATCAATAAAAACTGTATCCAGTTTAGGACAAGTATCGGATTTAATAAATTGAGTAATCATGTCATTAAAGTCAATGAGTCCATATTGTTTTTTGTAAGACTCTAATTCATTAGCGAATATTCTTAAATTTTTTACGGACACATCTTGAGTATGCTCTTGTAAATTATATTGTTGTTCGGGTGTAATGTTTCTGAGTTTAGCCAACTGAATAATGCGTAAGTAATCACTCTTAGTGGTAAAGATTCCTGTAAACTCATCATCGTATTCATTATAATCTACTCTAATATTTATTTTCTTTCCTAGATCGGCGTAATGTTTAGTTTGCATTACGTTTTCTTTTTTAATTCCTAATCTTCTAAAGGCTAAAGAATGTAGAGTTCTAAAATTAGGAAGATCATCTTCGGTTAAATTAAATTTTTCCATCGCTCTATCTCGAGCTTCGTATGCAGCCTTCTGTGTAAAAGCAAAATAACCAATCTTATTAGGATCTGTTTGCTTTAAACAGTTGTCTACTTCATTTAATAAAGTATGAGTCTTACCTGTACCTGGTGGCCCTAATACAATTGTTTTCATTAGAATGGATCCTTGGGTTTAAACTGTTTATTCTTATAAGTATCTTCTTGTTTTTCAAATTCTTCAACGACCATGATGTTTGGTCTTTTCTTTCCGATTGTTTCTCTTTTAATTTTACATTTACATTTATCCACTAAGAGCTGCATGGTAATGTCATAAGGTTCTTTCCATTTTCTACGCAACAAGAACTTATTATAAAATTCTCTAAAAATAAAATGATGTTTACCTTCACTGTTCCACACATTTCCTCTTTCCATGTCCTCTTTCGTTGCACCTGTTCCAGTACGATCAGTACAAAATTCTTCCAGATGATCGAGTAATTGTTCCAACGTAGAAGATCCTTTAGGAGGATCAATAATTTCTATTCCTGCATACAAAAGATCTACATATTGTCCAAACTCTTTTGGAGAAATTCGTGGGGGTCTTTTATTGATTTGTTCCATCACTGCTCTTTGAAATAAGCGTTGATCTTGTAAGAAAGCTGTTTCTTCTAGCTTCACTCTTTCCCCATCTACGTTTACATAGTAATAAGGTTTTTCTAAATTAATCTTTTGAAGATCACTTAATGAAGGGAATAGCGCGGTGCCACCTATTCCATATTTTCTTTGACGACATAAATCTTTATCACAATAACTACACATGGGTTCATCTTTACATTTGTATCCCCATTCTTTTTTATCGTGTTGTAATTTAATTCTTTTAACTGAGTTATCATCGAGAGGGGGGTTCATATGTCTTTCGTTAAATAAGGTGACCTTACCTTCCCAATTTTGTGGCCATTTCTTTTTAGCGTAGACCACATAATGAAAGAGAGCATTGTCTCGTCCTCCTTCTCCAATACCCTCAATGGACATTGTCTCTAAACAAGGTGGTCCATCTGCTAATTCTGATTGAGGTCTTTCTATTTTTAAATTTTCTAGTTGTTCCGGTGTGAGTTTATTTCTTTCATACACCCCAAAAAAACCCTCTAGTGTAGCAGCGTCTCCACTTTCTAAAAAGGCATATCTTGTTGTTTTATTAGAATTAAAATATGGTAAATTAAGGAAATTTCCTGTATCATCTTTGGATTTTAATTCTACTTGTTTTGGAAAAACTTCAGAACTTCCAAATCCTAAAACTGATCCAATCGAAATTAATCTATTTCTCATTAAAGATGCATCCACTGGAACTGTAGTAAATAAAAAGATGTGAGCTCCTCCACTTTTGGATCTAAAAGTTATTAGAGGAAGTTTTAAATTTTGAATTTGTTTTAATAATTTTTTATGATCAAAGCCTGCATAAGAATCTACATCAATACATCCCCACTTACATTTATTGTCTTCATTAATAGGAATAATACCTAGACTTGGTTCAATTCCTTTTAAATGGTTTTCCCATAATGTACTGATGACAGGCTCTCGTTTGACAAAGGATTGTCCTTTTACTTTGGTTCCATCTGCATTTTTCTTTTCAACGTAGGTGCAACCATGAGCCCTTTCTAATCCTGAAAATATATTTATAAATTTCTGTACCATATCTTTTTAAAAGGGCGGGTTAAGTCTCCCGCTCCCGCCCAGGTTTAACCTTCCAGTGGAAGCTATTAATAAGGTACGTCCGTTTTAGACTCTTCAGTTCCGTGTTTAGCTTTTACTTCTCCTTTGCTTATACTTACAGCAAAGTTCTTAGCTATATCGTAAACCGTTTTATCTTTAACAGGACCAAGTTGAGAAACATCCCAACCAAACCAAGTACCTTTATCATTGGACTGTTGGACTGTTCTTAACTTATAAATGTGGCTATATGTAGGCGGTGTGAAGACCCCATTTCCATTAGCTCTTGGCATTTTAGTACCCAACATCATTGAGTTCCATTTCTTGCTAATCTTTAATTGAGTAGCTTTCATAGAAATCAAAGCCGTTGTTGGACTATCTCCTAATACCACAACAAAATGATTTGCTGTGTTCTCAAGATAATTACCATTTGCTAAGCGGTCTTTGTTTTGTTTATCCCTTGTACTTTTTGGGATATCATCACCAGCTTCATAGATATGTACTGGTGCGCCTTTAGATTCACCTCGGTCTTGCCATTCAATGTACTGTCTTTTGTAAAAGACTGGCAATACTTGGATGCCTTTTGCGCCATCGTACAGTGCGTTTGTCACTGTATTCAAAATCATGCCAGGTTCTGCACCTTCAACATATTTTGCATCCCGTTTATTAACTTCGGGAGATAGCTGTCCCAAA